ATCACTCCCTATATCTGATATATCAACAACCACGATATATCTCGTTCCAACCTCGGATCCTGAACTGCAGAATATTTATGATGAATATATCAATACAGACGGAACATCGGGCGGATGGGAACTGATAGGCACCACGGCAATAGATTTATCAAACTATGTGACCACTACAGATCTTGCGACAGCTCTCGCGGATTATGTCACAAGTGCATCGTTGACCACGATACTCGGAAATTATGTTCTATCATCATCCCTTGCTGCAGTAGCAACATCGGGGCAGTACAGTGACTTATCAGGAAAACCGACGATACCTACAAAAACCTCGGATTTAGTAAATGATTCAGGATTTACATCTGTATCAGTAAACCAGGTGCAGACATCCGGCACAAAGATAGCCGAGATCACTGTTAGTGGAACACAGACTGATCTTTATTCTCCCGGATTTGATCCGCAGCAGCAGATAAATGAAATACTTGAGGAAATAGGAGTTCTGGGATACTGGGAAGATACAGATTCAAGAGACAACATTGTGACTCATGATGGAGACTATATAGGATTCCGAACTGAATCAAATATTCTGGCATGGCAATAAGTTGCACCGGTGCAACAAATTTAAGGAGGAAATATGGCAGTAAAGATCATACCGGAACTTCCGGCAAAAAACACGCTCGCAGATACTGACCTTTTTGCAGTAGATGACGGGTCAAAAACTTATAAGATGACCGCAGGAGATCTGCGGAGTCTTTTAGGCATCAATGGAAAACTGACGATTGAAAATAACGCAGGATTCCATAATTCAATCTATAGGGGCAAGAGCCTCGGAACATCCGTCACAGCTGATCAGTGGGCATCTATAGTGGCCGGAACATTCGATGACATGTTTATCGGAGACTATTGGACTATAGATTCAGTAGTATGGAGAATAGCTCACTTTGATTATTGGTACAGAGTAGGTGATACAGAATGCACTGATCATCATGTGGTCATCGTTCCTGATTCGAATCTGTACAATGCAAAGATGAACAGCACGGACATAACTACAGGCGGATACTATAATTCAGAAATGAGAGGCGGAGCAAATTATCTCGTAAGTGGATCCTCAAATCTCTACACAGCTAAGACAAAAGTGGATTCCGCATTCGGATCCGCACATATTCTGACACATAGAGAAATATTAACAAATGCTGTATCAAGTGGTAATGCATCAGGCTGGGCTTGGTATGATTCAAGCGTGGATCTTATGAGTGAGGTCATGGTCTACGGAACACTTGCATGGTCGAATGGAGGAAAAGGATATGAAGTAGGAGATGGAAAGGGTCAGCTTGCCCTGTTCAGACATGACATCTCAAAGGCTACAAACCGTGCGGGCTGGTGGTTGCGGGGCGTTTACTCCGCGGCGAACTTTGCCGCTGTCAGCGCCTACGGCAATGCGGGCCGCACCGGCGCTTCCGACTCTTTTGGCGTCCGCCCTGCTTTCGCAATCAAATGATCTTTAATCTCCGGGCCTCGTGCCCGGAGAAATACTTATATAGGAGATATATAAATTGTCAAATGTCCCACTAAGCCGACGGAAGAAATCAAGATTTGAAGCAGAGCATCAGTTCTATAAATTGAGAGATTCGGTCACGCTGCTGATGCTTCAGGATTTTGGATTTTCTCCAGAAAAGTACGCAAAACAGATAGAACGGTATAAACAATCACATGAAGGAGCATCGGATGTAGATGCAGTTGTAGCAAGATGGGAAAAGAAATCAAAATCATTCGATAGGTGGTTTATTGATAAAGAATGTGAAGCAGTCCTGAACATATTGAGAAACATAGAATCAGAGTTTACTTTCGGAAATTCGATATATCCATCAGATACACCTGCAAAGATATTTGAATATCTTGAGAGAAGAAAGCATATCAATGCGGCTATCTCAAATTGCTATATCCTAAAACAGGAGCTGCAATACATCATCAGAGTCCTTCCGGTGGATATGAACAAGTTTGCAAGATTTGCAGAAATGATTGATCTGCAGATCATTCTGTTTAAAGGCGTAAGACAGTCTGACAATAGATTTTTGAAAGCGAAGAAAACAGATCCTAAAGACATAATAAAACCGGTATCTGAACTGTCGGAATCAGTATTGCTTATCTTGAACCGCTTAGGTTTTATAGATAAAGAGGGTGATCTTTGAATACGTGCGAACTGGTGGTTGCGGGGCGTTAACTCCGCGGCGAACTTTGCCAATGTCAACAACAACGGCAATGCGAACAACAACAGCGCTTCCAACTCTAATGGCGTCCGCCCTGATTTCGGTGATATCCGAATAAGACCTTTTACAGGCAGGATATCCCACGCGAAAGGAAAGATCGTCCTTGCGAAAGCTAAATAATAGCACGAAAGTGGGATAGAAGCCTGATCTCTATCCGGCCTATGGTATGTGATTACGATTGCAGCCTTCACAGGCCTTAACCCCAAAAGGGAAGCAGGTGATTTATGAAAAATGGAAATAATAGCAGATATGAATGTCCTCTACGATGCCTTCCTGGCGTCAATGAAGAGCAGCGCATGGAAAGAAGAACCTCAGAGATTTGAAACAGATTTCTTATCGCAGATAGCAATCCTACAGAGGGAATTACTGGATGGTACTTATGAGACATCGCCCGGAACAGAGTTCACTCTTCATGAAAGAGGAAAGATAAGACATATACATGGCGGAAGGATGCGCGACAGGGTAGTCCGCCATGCTCTGTGTGACAATGTAATAAGCCCCGCCCTTGAACCGTACCTGATATACAATAATGGAGCATCGCAGAAGGATAAAGGAATAGATTTTGCCAGAAAGATGTTTGAGCGGGATTTGCATAACTTTTATCTCGAATATGGGAACAATGACGGATATGTAGGATTCCTTGACTTTTCGAAGTTCTACGATAATATACGGCATGATAAGGTAAGAGAATTGATATGTCCAAAGATAGACGACTTTTCAGGACATATCTTATCTGAGATCATCAGATCTTTTGCAATGGATGTATCATATATGAGCGACGAGGAATATGCATGCTGTCTGGAGGCAAAATTTAACTCGATTGATTATTTCAATAACATCACTCCTAAGATGAAAACCGGAGAGAAATTCATGGAGAAGTCGGTAGATATAGGTGATCAGACTTCACAGAATATAGGAATATACTTCCCTACACCAATAGATAATTATGCAACCATTGTCAGAGGACATAGAAGATACGGACGTTATATGGATGATATTTATATCATTCATCATGATAAGGAATATATAGAAGAGACATTTGAGGGGATAAGGAAGAAAGCGTCAGAACTGGGCATTTTCATAAACGATAAGAAAACACGTATCTGCAGGCTGCCAGATACGTTTATTTATTTGCAGTTTAAGTATTTCCTGACAGATACCGGAAAAGTAGTCAAAAGAATAAATCCAAAATCCGTAACCCGCCAGAGAAGGAAATTGAAAGCATATAAAAGACTCTACGACAAAGGCGGAATCGGTTATGAATCTATAAAACAGTCATATAAATCGTGGATGGGCAGTTATGCCAGACATATGTCAAAGAAACAGTTAAAGAATATGAAGTCGCTATATTATTCACTTTTTAAGGAGGATCCAAGATGGAAGAAATGTACACGATCACACTCTCAGACGGTTCGACGATTGAACATCTCCGGCTGAACGGCAACAATTTTATTTCAAGGGTCGAAGTCACCGAAGAGGATTTTGAAGGAAAGCTCGGAGAACTCATCATATCTGATGGAAAAGGATATGAGCAGATTATGCATGACGCAGAGCTCGTTCAGATTATCAATGAAGGTGCTGAGTGGTGGTTCATACTTCGTGAGCTTTCCGATGATGAAAAGAGACAGAGAGATATAGAACTTACCCTGTTCGATCTTCAGGCTCAGACGGACTACATCGCGATGATGACCGATGTTGAATTATAAGGAGGATAGTTATGCATAGCAAGAATTTTGAGAAGGTTAAAGCATATTATGACCTTTATGTCGAGACAAATGGAAAGAAAGGATGGTCCATCGATAAAGTAAGGAATGCGGTTGATAAAGGATGGATCACAGAGGAAGAGTTCTATGAGATAACCGGTCAGAACTATGACTGAGCAGGACTATCTTGAGATTATTTATGATCAGACAAGAATGATAGAGAATCTTAATCAGATGGTCAGTAAACTGGCAGGAGAGCTTGAGCAGCTGAAAGGAGTACTGGATAGTAGCATTAGTAGTCCACCTGGTCACGCTGGCCATGGCCAATTTAATGCAAATAAGGAGACATTGCCATGAAGGAGTTTTGGAATGCGATTCAGATGGTACTTGCAGCTGTCGGAGGATGGCTGGGCTACTTTTTGGGAGGTTGTGACGGTTTGCTCATAGCATTAGTAGTTTTTGTGGCTGTCGATTATGTGACAGGTGTGATGTGCGCAGTCGTAGACAAAAAACTATCCAGCGAGGTGGGCTTTAAGGGAATCTGTCGGAAGGTGCTGATCTTTCTCTTAGTGGGCATTGCAAATGTACTGGATGCAGAAGTGCTAAAGACCGGATCCATACTTAGGACAGCAGTGATATTTTTTTATCTGAGCAATGAAGGGATTTCATTATTGGAAAATGCGGGGCATCTTGGACTTCCTATTCCGAAGAAAATGAAAAAGGTATTGAAGCAGCTGCATGATCGGAGCGAGAAGGAGGATGACGAATGAAGATAGGAATAGATATCTCTGCATGGCAAAGAGGATTTAAACTGAAGAG